CGGGTGGTTCGGGTGAACTGAGATTTCAATAATCTCTCATAGCAGCGGTAATCGATTCAGTTTTCACTGTTTCGCTATCCCGTCGTACATTGTGAACAAGTTTTCGTTCAACTCCCGTGCCCTTTCGGCCACGGAGTCGCTGTTGACGCTGTTGAGCTTCAACCCTGCCTTGTTGAACTTGTCCTCGAAGTCGAGGTGCTTGGTTTCCATCTGGCTTACGATCGTGTTGATCGCCGCGGCGCCCGTTCCGCGCCACGCCTGATACCGCGCTACTAACTGCTGTTGGTTTGTTGACTGATTGTTGTTCTTCGACATTTTCTCCGATTTCATGATGCCCCGGCTCGACAATTTCGCCCCCCACAATGGCGGGGATCTTAACCTCTCGCTCCGTTGCGAAGAGCACTGGAAATTGACCCAGGGCTTGAACTTCGTTTACTAATTTGTCTAAGCGCATAATTTCTGCATAGGTTCTGTCCATTTTCACGGCCATCGCCTCCGCTATGCGCCTGGTGTTGCCTTGCGGCCAGGCATTCGACAACTTATGCTGCTCCTCGCTGGTCAACCCTTTGGCCTTGGTGATGCCGGTAATTTCCAACACCCTTCTAGCCCAGGTTCCAATTATGGGAGTTTTAGCATCTGTTGCCAGATACCCCAACGCCTTATTTGCGGCTGCCTGCTCCACAGTCACTTGCATGTTACTAGTCGTGTACAATTTGCCAATGGTTCTCCAAGGATCCTGAAAACTATCCTTACATGATCCGGGGCTAATAAACCACCGTCCTAAGTATGGAATAGGCTCAGTTGATTCAAACCTGTCAAGTTTGATCTTCAATCCCAATTCTCGAGCAACAACCTCCAAAGCAATGGCAAGCCCGGTGTAAGCCGGGAAAGCACCATCGTCTCCATAAACTAGACCGATCTTAGCATAAGCTTCCTCTGCATCTAGCCCTGTCGAACGAAGAGCACAATAAACCACATATGCACAAATCATAGTGTTACCGTCAGTCGTAACTGCGCTTCCACTCCTTGTAGCATATCCGGGATCATACCTCACTCCAGAAGCTGTTGTTGCCTTCTTGACAAAGACATCCAATAATAATTTTCTCAATTGCGCTCTGTTGCCTTCGTCACACCATCTAAGATAGGTTCCAAAAACAATCTCCTTCTGCAGGAACTCCGAAACGGAGCCATCCAATCGAGAATAATCAACACACAAGACTTGATCACAAGCCTCCACAATTCTGCCCAAAGCCAGTAAAG